CATCATCCGAACGGTTAATAGATGCAAAGACAGAAGTTCCGTTAATATTCTGCTGGAAACTGACGCCTTCGTTAAAAGAGGTTCCTGTATGGAAGAAAGCATCGATATTGTCATATGTCTGGAGAGGCACTTGGCGTCCGAGCCAATCCGTCACAGTCTGGCCTTCAGCTTTCGGTCCCCAACTCAAACGGGACTGGTTGTCATAAACTCCGACCGATCCTTGTCCGAAGCTGTTTTGCATATCCGGTTTCAAGAAAATGGATTCAGCCGTGATACCAGCATTCACCGTAATCCCCAGCCCTTCATTTTTCCGTCCCGATTTGGTCGTGANACTGTTTTGCATATCCGGTTTCAAAAAAATGGATTCAGCCGTGATACCAGCATTCACCGTAATCCCCAGCCCTTCGTTTTTCCGTCCCGATTTGGTCGTGATCAGGATCACGCCGTTACCGGCCCTCGAACCGTAAAGTGCAGCTGCCGAAGCTCCTTTCAGGACCGTCATCGATTCGATATCTTCAGGGTTAATATCAGAAAGACCGTTACCCATATCGGCTCCGGAATTACCCCAAACATCATCCACACCGCCTGTAAAATTATCCATCGGCGTACCGTCCACCACGATCAATGGCTGATTGCTACCGGTCAGCGAACTGTTACCACGGAGCACGATCTTCGAAGAACCTCCCACCCCGTTACTGGAGCGTACAATCTGTAAACCGGAAACTTTACCAGACAACGAATTGGCCAAATTTGGTTCGCGGGCAGACAACAACTCGTCTCCCTTCAATTCCTGCATGGCATAACCTAACGCTTTTTTATCACGCTTCATACCCAAAGCAGTCACGACTACTTCATCCAATTTTTGCGTGTCTTCTTCAAGATGTACAGACAAAGAGGCTTGTCCTGCATAAGGAATCTCCTGTGTGGCGTAACCGATAAAGGATATTTGGATAATATCCCCATTTTTTACCCCATCCAACGTAAAGTTGCCATCCATATCGGTCATTGTCCCGTTGGTGGTTCCTTTTATAACAACAGACGCGCCGGCAACCGGTCCCAAAGCATCTTCGACGGTTCCCGTTACTTTTGCATTTTGTTGAGAAATGTCAGTGTCTGGATTACCTGCACTTGAAGCCGAGTATATATTCCCGGAGAAACATAACGTGCTCGCAAGCAAAACCATGCTGACAGGCTTAATTCTTTTCAACATAACTAATGTTTTTTGTTTAAATTATGATACATGTCTTGGCTGAAACCAACGTCTTTTTTGATATATGTAACACAAAAAAAGAGAAGTTGTTTTGTATTTAACCTTTCGGGTAAAAGCAGATCATGCTGAAAAAGTAATCCGAAAACATATTGACAAATTGTTTCACAAGGACAGAGAAACAAGAAGAAAAGACAAATGAAGAAATACAAGAAACTTTTTTTTCGATTCGGGAACAAAAAATAAAAAAGGATGCGGCAGGAAATGGTTATCTGAGTGATGAAACGATTGCGAATCGTGCATCAGATGCCTTATTAAACTATATGGAAGCATGTTATGAAAAGAATGGAAATCTGGATGCCAAAGCACAGAGCTATTGGAGAGCTTTTCGCGAACGTGCTCATCCCGATACAGATTATAATAAGACAATCGCTGCTACTGTTATGAGCGAAGAGGCCAAAAATGACTGGGGAGAGGAGAGACTTATTACGCTGGGCAACTGGTCAATCCAACCTTGTATAACATCGATCGGCTGACCGTTTGCCATTAAAAAACCATCGACCATACCACGGGTCACACCGACACCATAATCGCCTAACCACACTCCTACACCGACACAATGCACCTAGCCGAGACCTTTACTATACAGCACTTCGCTATAAGACGATATATCCACAGCCAAGAACATATCCATATATGGGTTAGCAGGCTCCTTTTTCTTTTCCCGGCCATCCCGGACCATTCGGAACGAATGCTGTATTTTTGAATATGAATCCATTTGGTTAGGGTTCTTACCGAATCATTCCATCGAAAGCTATTATTGTTGTTTACAACTGGTTTTCCTGTTCTACCGCTTTTTGTAATAATTACACCAAAGGAACACAAACCCTGCAAATGGAAGAAACGGCAGCATCTTTCAAAGCAGAAATATTCTCAATATCCTGCGGGTTGACAGCGTTGATACCACCTTCCATGCCATCAATCAAAACCAATGGACTACCACTGGAGGAAGATTATCATCCACATTCGTCATGATGCCGTTAATGGTTCCTTTTAACAATCACAGAGGCTCCGGCAACAGGATTAGGCTAATAGGTCTGATTCTTTTGAATCATAATTTGTGTTCCATGATATTGAAAGAATTACTCTGATTTTCATAATAACTTCTTATTCAATGAAACAAGCAGGCTCACACATCTTTGTGTTTTCAATGTTTAAAATGATATTAGTTCTAAAAAAACTATGGCATTTTTAGCTTTAATACATTTTGATACAACTTCATAACAATGTGATTTTCAATAAATTAAACAAGTANGAATCTCGGTAGCCTTAAATTAAAAGGACAATGAGACGGTTTTATTTTCATGTACAATTTACTGATGTAGAAGGTGTTGAACGCTTTCGTAGTATACAATTCTCTGCCCGTGATATTATACAAGCACATAATGCTGGTAGAAAATTGGTAGCTCTTCTCGTTTGTGATCATACCGTAAAGGAGATCAATGCGTATTATTTAGAATCACTTAAAATTGATTAGTATGCCTATTGGTGCTATAGTTGGTGGTCTTGGCTCTCTTGCTGGTTCTATGATTGGTGCAAATGCCCAACGACAGGCTAATATTCAGAACATGCAGTTGGCTAAATACCAGAACAACTGGCAAACCGCCGAGAATGAAAAGGCTTATGCCCGTAGTGTCGAAATGTGGAACATGCAGAATCAGTATAATTCACCGACTGCGCAAATGTCCCGTCTTCGGCAAGCTGGCCTTAATCCTAATTTGGTTTATGGTAGTGGTGTTACTGGTAATAGCGCTGGTTCAGCTCCGCAATATCAACCCGCGAAAATCCAACGTGCTACAATGGAACCCTACCGCGGCTGGAATCTTGGTTTATCTGATGCTGCGTCTATGTATATGGCAATGCGTCAAAATAAAGCTCAAGTTGAAAACATGGAAGCTCAAAATAAGCTCATTAAAGAACAAGCTCGAACCGAAGGTATTCGTCAAGGCAATATTGCTATGTCTACCGCTCGTTCCGGGTTTGATCTTAACCTTGCTCGTGAGCTTCGTAACGTATCTATTGATCGTGCTATAGCAGAGAAAAATCTCTCCGAAGCAAGCGCTGCTGGCGCTTGGACTGGTGCGAATCAAAAGGTACTCCAATATGAATTAGATCGTACCCTGTTTGACAATAAGATTAAGCTTTCGAATGCTCAATATGCAACCGCAATGGAAGGTATCCGTAAACTTCAACAGGATAACGATATTAATGCGTTCCGTAATAGAATGGAACGTCTTTTCGGTGATAGTTCAGATGCAAAGAATGTTGCTTCCGAATTATTTAAGCGTATGATGATGTACATGTTTCGCGATTCTCGCGAGCTTGACCAAATGTTTAACCCCAAATAATTTTTTGTTATGAGACGTAGACGTAGAGGCCGTAGACGTGGATTTCTCGGTCGTAGTAGAAGACGTAGAATTCGTGGTTATCGTGTAAGTAGAGGAGGTGTTCGCTTATGAAACCAGTTTGGAAAATTATCATTGCCGTTTTAGAAACGGTCATTGATGCTGTAAAGTCGATCTTTGACAAACCCGATACCCCTGCGTTGAATGGCTAAATGCCTTCACCCTATGTATCTTGCCAGTGTAGAAGCGAAAGTTCCTTGCGGTTGGTGTGTAAACTGTCGTCAGAATAAGCGTCAATCTTGGGTGTATCGCTTACAAGCGGAAGCCAAAGAATATCCGCTATCGTTGTTCGTCACTCTTACTTATGATGATGAACATTTACCGATAGAAAGAATTGGTAGTGACCTATTTCAAACGAACGTTGCCGTAGTATCCAAACGTGATGTACAATTGTTTATGAAACGGCTTCGAAAGAAATATGAGGACTATAAAATGCGTTATTTTGTCACTTCTGAATATGGTGCAAAAAATGGCCGCCCTCACTATCATATGATCTTATTTGGCTTCCCTTTTACTGGTAAAATGGCTGGTGACTTACTGGCCGAATGTTGGCAGAATGGTTTTGTACAAGCTCACCCTTTGACAATCAAAGAGATTGCTTATGTCTGTAAATACATGTACGAAAAAAGTATGTGTCCCGAGATTCTTCGGGATGAAAAGAAGTACAAACCTTTTATGCTTTGTTCCCGAAATCCCGGTATTGGCTTTGGATTTATGAAAGCTGATATCATCGAATTTTATCGTAGACATCCTCGTGATTATGTTCGTGCGTGGGCCGGTCATAAAATGGCTATGCCTCGTTATTATGCTGATAAGCTCTATGATGATGATATGAAAGCCTTTTTAAAGGAAATGCGTGAAGAGTTTTTCCGACATAAAATGTTCAATGAGTGGATTGATTATTGTGCTCGTGAAAATCCTATTCTTACCGATCTCATGCAGCTTGAACAACGCGAAGAGTATGAAAAAAGAATGAATGAACGTTTAAGATGTAAAATGTAATGGCAAATATATTTAACTCGATAAGAATGAAACGTCCTCGTCGGAATGCTTTCAACTTATCATATGAATCAAAGTTAACGTTGAACATGGGCGAACTCGTACCTATTATGTGTATGCCTGTTGTTCCCGGTGATAAATTCCGTGTGAAAACTGAATCCCTCGTGCGTTTGGCTCCCCTTGTGGCTCCTATGATGCACCGCGTGAATGTTTTTACTCACTATTTCTTTGTGCCGAATCGTCTTGTGTGGAATGAATGGGAAGACTTCATAACTAAAGGCGTAGACGGTGAAGATATGCCAATGTTCCCGAAAATTCAAATTAATCAAGACTCGCACTTAGTTTCTTCGGCTTCATTAATAAAAGAATATTTTGGCGATTCTTCTCTCTGGGATTATCTTGGATTGCCTACGCTTTCNTTATGATGTTGTTAACGGCGTTAAGGTTCCTTCCGGTTTCCAAGTATCCGCGTTGCCTTTCCGTGCCTATCAGTTGATCTATAATGAGTATTATCGTGATCAGAATTTGACCGAACCTATCGATTTCACCTTAGGTAGTGGAACAACCGTTGGTGGTGATCAGCTTATGGCGCTCATGTCGCTTCGTCGTCGTGCTTGGGAAAAAGACTATTTTACTTCTGCCCTTCCGTGGTTGCAACGTGGGCCCGAAGTCACTGTTCCTGTGCAAGGCGCTGGCGGTTCTATGGATGTTGTTTATGAACGTCAGTCTGATAGTCAAAAATGGGTAGATTCTTCTGGTCGTGAATTTGAGAATGGCCA